TATAATGGACGACCGTTACGCCAATGGCGATGACCCGAAACTTGCCGAAGCCCTGAATCCCCGTTTGGCGCTGGCTAAACGGATGGCGCAAGCCGGCCAGCAGCCCCCGGCTCTCCCCGATTCCCGAATTCCCGCCTCTGGCCCCACTTTCACCAAGAAGTGGACTCCCGAAGAGCGCGCTCGGCAAAACGCGCAACTCGCGAAACTCCTCTCCTCGCGATAATGGCCCATATCTGGGTTTTCGAGCATGCGGGAATTCCTAATGCGGAGCTATTCGGCTCCACGCAGGGGCTCTCCACGCCGATTATTATCGACAATACAACCCAGATTGCGTATTATTACGATGCAGCCCTAGGGGTTACCGCTTTGGCTGGAGGCTCCGGCGGGGATGGTTGGACATACTTGATTCTTTCTGCTGACGTTACTGCCTCTTCCACCACCCCTGCAGTTGTTCCTGGACTTTCTTTCACTCCCACTGCTTCCGTCAAATATCGCGTCGAGGGGCAGCTTCTTTTAGAAACCACCGTCACCGATAACGGTCCATGCCCTGGCGTTTCTTGGCCTTCCGGGCTTTCCCAAGGGGTTATCCGGCTCTCCGTCCCCGAAAGCTCAACCGGGGAGGCTTTACTTCTTGGGAATGAAAGTGCAAACTCCCGGGCAGTTCCTGCGACTTTCCCTATGAATACCTGCCTCCCTGGTGAAATTTCTGCGACGTTCCTCGTTGGGGCGACTCCTTCCGGAGATTTCGCTATCACCCTTTCTTCTGCCGCCTAGCCTGAAGACATCATGGCTGAATTTGCTGGGATTACTCTTTTCGATGGCGGCAGTGACGGAGTACGAACGAAAGCCGCTACTGCGGGGAGAATTAAGTCGCATCTAATCAGCGGCTATACCCTAGCGGATAGTTATGCTACTGTGATAGCCGCCAGTCTCGGCAATGTCAGTTTGGCCGCTGCAGATATTGTCTCTTCCGGCGCTAGTGGCTCTTCCCGGGTGACCACTATCGCTACAAAAGCTATTACCCTGACTGCCGGCCACGCCGGAACTACGCTACATTATGCTGTCGTGGATAGCACTAGCAGTGAAGTTCTCGCGGTTACTCCGGCCACTAGTAATGTCACTCCTGTTGTTAGCGGCGGCGTGTGGACAAGTGGCACTGTTACTTTCACGCAGACTCAGCCGACGTAACTTGCAGTTTTCGCCTAAGGATTCCCCATGCCTCTTTATACTGTTTCCCGTGCTTCGACTGCGTTGTCAACTAGTAATGACTTTCTGACTGTCGTGGCTAGTAGCACAAAACCCCTGCGAATGTATCTCGCCGATATGAAAGGCATGGGGACTGCCTCTGCCGCAAATTCGGTTCTTATCTCTCGAAGCACTGGGGGAACTACAGGCGGTGGCGCGATCACGCCGGCAAAGATGAATAGTGGCTCTGGCTCGGCGTCATTTGTCGTTTATACCACCTGGAGCGCGCAGCCCACGCTGGGCGACACGCTGCTGCGGCTGGGCATCAACGCCAACGGCGGCATCGACAAGTTTCAGGCATTCCCGGGCGGCGAAATCCAGATCCCGGTCAGCGGGCAGTTGTCGATCCGCAGCGAGTCCGGCACGTCCAACGTGCTGGCCAATCTGGTCATCGAGGAAGTGGACGGCTGATGTTCGGTCGCCCGTTGCGTGCAGGGTTCCGCGCTGGGATGCCGCAAGGGCGTCCTGCGCGCGCAAGTTCGCCCAGTGGCCACACCCCGCAAGGCGACGTGCTGATCCAAATCTGGGGCCAGAGCAACGCCGAGGGCCGCGCTCTGCGCGCTGACATCGACGCATCGCCACTGGACGCTGACCCGGGGCTTGAAACGTACAACGCCGGAACCTTCGGGCGGGTCTATATCTGGACCGGCTCCGTATTTGCGCTGCTAACACCGGCAAGCAACAACCAGTCGTCCAGCACAGAGTTTGGCGCCGAGTTTGGTCTGGCCGTGCGCTGGATGCGCGAGACGACAGAGGGCGACCTATACATCGTCAAGAACGCCGCGGGCGGGCTGTCGATCACGTCATTCGAGCCGACAGCAGGGTCCAAATACCTCGCGGGTCAAACCGAGAAGGGCCAGTTTGACGCTTGGCTTTCAAGCAACGCCGTGAGCATCACGCAGCGCGCGATGCTGTGGTGGCAGGGCGAAGCCAACAATACAGAAACGCAGTCCTGGTATCAGACGCGGCTTGAAGACCTGTATGCGGCCTGGATCGCAGACGATTTCATTGACGCGACAGACCGCGTGATTCTGGTGCAGATGCCGGTCGGGACCACCCGGTACGACGCAGACATCGCTGCAGCGAAAACGGCAGTTGCCGCGCTCTATGCGCCCCATGCGACTGCGCCCAGCGCGCCGAACCACATGGCGGCCGACAACCTGCACCAGAACGCGCGGGGGCAGGTCCAGGCTGGTTATGACGCCTACGCCTACTTCTTCGATGCCGCAACCATAACCGTCTGAACATGGCTACTTTCAGCACCGACTTCAGCGAGTACACCACCAGCAGCGCGCCCGGCGACTGGACGCAGCGGTGGGGTAACTACGCGGCCAAGTTCACGATTGAAGCAGACGGCGCAGCGCTGGGCGGAAAGATCCTGGCGCTTGACGGAACGACCAATTCGGCAGCCAGTTGGGACGACCTTGACTCTGACGCAGATCGGGATGATGCAGAAATCCTGATGAAGTGCCGGTGCGCTGCGCTAAGCGGATCGACAGAGCCCAACATCGGAGCGCTCCTGCGCGCAGACGGCGGCCGAAATGGGTATTACGCTGGCATCTACAGCACGACTGCAATACGGCTGCGCAAGGTCATTTCCAGCACGTCGTCAGCAATCGTGGCCCAGACGGGCCGGACATTTGCCGTTGACACTTGGTATTGGATTCGCTTCAGGGCCAACGGGACCGCGCTACAGGTTCGCGTATGGCCCGATGGCGACTCAGAGCCCGGAACATGGGACATCGACACGACTGATTCCGACATCACGGCTGCCGGCTGGGTCGGCGTATTCAGCAACGGGACGACCACAGAGCCAGATGTCGATTATTTCAGTGTCGGCACCAGCGGCGACACGGCGCCATCACCCGGCGGCGGTGGTGGCGGGTCTGCCCCAAAGCGCGCACTTCTTCTAGGCGTGGGCTAACCCACACGAAAGGACCAACATGGCCGACAACTTCGTCGCTAACGCCGGAAGCGGTGGCAGCACCTTTGCTTCAGACGACATTTCGTCTGTCCAGTATCCGCGCGTCAAGCCCTCCTGGGGCGCTGACGGCTCTGCAACCGACGCCAGCGTGGCCGCGCCGCTGCCGGTGCAGGCTTCCGCCGAGTCCAACCAGATGACGGCCGGCGGCACGGTGGTGACGCCCAAGTTCGCCGCCATCGCCGCCAGCACCAGCGGCAACAACACGCTGATCGCTGCCGTCACGTCGAAGAAGATCCGCGTGCTGGCCGTCGCCTTCATGGCCAACGGCACGGTGAATGCGAAGTTCCAGTCCGGCGCTGGCGGCACCGACCTGTCGGGCCTGTTCTACATGGTGGCCAACACCGGCGCCGCGCTGCCGTACAACCCGGCCGGCTGGTTTGAGACTGGATCAAATACGCTGCTGAATCTGAATCTCTCAGGCGCTATCGCTGTGGGTGGGTGCCTCACGTATATCGAGGTCTGATCCTATGCCGAGCACCCCGGCGCCGCTGCCGAGCCTGGGGCTTCTGGATGGCCTTGGCACCGCTCCGTCTGGCGCGGTAGATAGCCCTGCCCCGCTGCCCAGCTTAGGTCTTTTAGGAGGACTAGGCACTGCCCCCGGGGCAACCACCGATCCTGCTTTTGTCTGGCACGATCCTGTTCCTGCGGCCTGGTTCGCCGATATTGGTTTCGCCGCGATTTACGCTTGGGTGCCTGCAGGTATCCCCGTTTCCCAGCGAGACGAGGCTATTCAATATACCGGCACAGTTGACGAGCTTATATTTGCTAGCGCGCTTTCTACCGCGGCAGGCACCTACACAGCACCGGCTACTGTCGTAGTAACCCTCCGGACTGGTTCATGGATTCGATATAAAATCATCTCATGAATGCAAGCACGCTTTACCCTGGGCTGAACTCCGCTGCGCAGATGATTCCGATCTGGGCTCCTCAGCCGGGGCCGCAGACGGACCTCGTTACGTGCCCAGTTTTCGAAATCTTCTACGGCGGCGCCCGGGGAGGGGGGAAAACGGAGGCTTCCATCGGGGACTGGTTTCTCCACGCGGGCAAGTACGGCGAACACGCCTCGGGCCTCTTCGTTCGGCGTAAGCTCACCCAGCTTTCTGACGCCATCCAGCGTTTCCGCCGGTATGGGAACAAAATCGGCGCGAGCTGGCACGACCAGAAAAAGACCCTCACCATGCCAAACGGGGCGGTGCTGAAATTCGCCTACCTCGAACGAGACGAGGACGCGGAAGAGTACCAAGGGCATGAATACACTCGGATTTATGTGGAAGAGGCGACTAATTTCCCGTTTCCTGACCCTATTATGAAGCTGAAGGGCGCTTGCCGAAGCTCTACGGGCGTCCCTTGCGGAATGAGGCTCACGGGAAACCCTGGCGGCCCGGGGCACCACTGGGTAAAAGCCCGCTACATCGACCCCGATCCGAAGGGCTATAAAGTCATCACCACGAAGGAACTCATCGAAATCGCCGATGACCTCACCGTGGAGACTTTTATCGACCGGGTTTTCATCCCCGCGAAGCTGAAGGATAATCGGAAGCTGCTGGAAAATGACCCGGGCTATGTCCAGCGCCTTCGGGAAACGGGCTCCGCGGCTCTGGTCAAGGCATGGCTCGAAGGAGATTGGAATGGCGTTGATGGGACGTTTTTCTCCGAATTTGACGAATCGAAGCATGTGCTCTCGGGGAAACTCGTACTCCCCCGGCACTGGACTAAATTCCGTGCTATGGACTGGGGTTCTGCGGCGCCTTTCTCTATTGGGTGGTATGCGGTCTCCGATGGGGAAATCCTCGCCCCCCGAGGAGCCCTTATCAAATACTCCGAATGGTACGGATGGAACGGGCAGCCGAATAAAGGGCTGAAAATGTCCGCTGATGCGGTTGCTCGGGGGATCCTAAATCGGGAAAAAGACATGGGGGAGAAGATTTCCTATGGGATTGCCGACCCCTCGATCTTCTCGACGAATGGCGGGCCTTCGATTGCGGAAATGATGATGGTCGCCGGGTGCGGGTGGCTTCGCGGGGATAACGCCCGGCAAGCGGGCTGGGAGCAAATGCGAAAGCGCCTCGCGGCAGAGCCTGCTTTGCTGCTCTTCCACGATTCCTGCGAGCACACTATCCGCACCCTCCCCTACCTCCAGCACGACGATAAAAACCCCGAGGACCTCGACACCGACGCGGAAGATCACGCTGTCGACGAAACCCGCTACGCTGCGATGTCCCGCCCTGCGATCAAAGACAAGCCCAAGGAAAACGTCCTCGACTTGACGAAAGCCCGGTCGATGCCCACAATTAACGAACTGATCGCGCGCTCGAAGCGGGATCGCCTCCTAGCCGAGAATAGGTACTAACATGGCCGAATACGAAACCGAAGCTCCTGCGCACGAAGCCGGAGAAACCGCCGCCCAGGAAGACCTTGAGCGGGCGGAGAAGTATCTCGGGATGGTGAAAGACCGGGAGAGGCTCTTTGAGCAGGGCTGGTGGAAGCGTGCGGAAGAGAGCGAGAGGCTTTATTCCCAGCCGACGGGCTTCGAAGGGGAGAAGTATAAATCGGTTTATAATATCCTCTATTCGAATACAGAGGTGTTGGTTCCGAGCTTGTACTCCGCAACCGCCAAGCCCGATGTCCGGGTCCGGTTCAAAGACACCAAGCTCAAGCCGATTCCCGAGGTCATCGAGCGGTTTCTTACGCTTTATACTGATTCGGCTGCCCCCGGAACCGAGTCCTTCGATGACGCGGTGAAGGATGCCGTTCTGTCCTCGCTCACCGCTGCGAGCGGGTGCCTGCGCCTGCGGTATTACGAAGACGCCGAATTCCCCCTACAGACGGAGAGCGTGGGATATCGGAACCTCATCTGGGGCTACGCGAAGAAGTGGGCCCGGACCCCCTGGATCGCCTTCAAGCACGAGCTTTCAAAGGACGAATTCCAAAAGCAGTTCAAGCTCTCCGAAGAGGAAATGGCCCTGGGCTATGCTTCGGTTTCGGCGGACTCTGGCACCGATTCCTCCGCGACAAAGCGCGCGGATTGTGTCGTCTTCGAATTCTGGCACAAGGCTTCGAAGACCGTTTGGTTTCTTTCCGAAGACTGGAAAGACAAGCTCGTTGATAAAAAGGATGATCCTTTCGGCTTGAGGGGGTTTTACCCGACCCCCGGACTCCTCCTGCTGACCCTGAAGCCGAACCAGATCGAGCCGGTTCCCTTGTACTGGTATTACCAAAACCAGGCCGAGGAGCTGAATCGTATCTCTACTCGGTTGAATAAGGTCATCTCTGCGATCCGGGTTCGGGGGGCCTATAACTCCCTGCTCTCCGGGGATATGGAGAAGATTCTCGCGGATGAGGAAATGGAGAATGGGCTGGTTCCTGCGGGGGAGTCCCTTGCTCTGATGCAGGGCGGGGGTTTTGACAAGAATATCTGGCTGCTCCCGCTCGACAAGCTCGTGCAGACTGCTGAGAGCCTTTACCGTGCCCGGGAAGCGATCAAACAGGTAATCTACGAACTCACGGGCATCTCCGACATCATCCGGGGCTCGAACGTCGCCTCGGAAACAGCTACCGCAACCCAAACAAAGGATAAATGGGGCACCCTCCGTCTCCGGAAGATGCAAACCGTTGTTGCAAACTATATCCGCGACCTTTTCCGCATCGCTGTTGACGCGGGGACAACCCAGATTCCCGCCGACCTCTGGAAGAAAATGATCCAGCTCCCAATTCCCACTGCCGAGGAGCAGGGTATTGCTAAACAACAACTCGCCTTCGAAGCCCAGCAAACCCAAGAGCGAGCCATGCTGGCGCAGCAGATGGGCCAACAGCCGCAGCCACCGAAACCGCCGAACCCCCAGCTTGTCGCCGCGGCACAAGGCCCCGCTATGGAGGAAATTCTCCAGCAGATTTCCTCCGACGTGGACCGAACCTTTACGATTAACATCCAAACCTCGTCCACGATTGATCTTGACACTGCCCAGGACAAGGGGGAAGTTTCTGAATTCATGAATGCCCTCGGGCAGATGCTGGCGGGACTTCAGCCGCTGATGAGCTTCGGCCCGCCCGGGGTGGAGACGATTAAGGCCCTCCTCTCGGCCGTGTGCCAGCGGTATAAGTTCGGTATCCCGGTGGTGGATATCATCGCCACGATCCAGCCCCCGCCTCCGCCCCAGCAGGGTCCAGATCCGAAGATGCAGGCGGAGATTCAGAAGATCAAAATGGAATCTGAAGCCCGGCAAAGGGAACTCCAGCAAGAGGCTCAAATCGCTCAGCAGGAAGCCCAACTTGCCGCGGCCGAACTTCAGGGAAAACTCCAACTCATGCAGGCCCAGCTCGACGCCAAGGCAAAAGAACTTGCCTTCAAAGAGCGCGAACTCGCCATGAAGGAAGAACTCGCGCAAGCGCAACATCAACGGGCGATGTTGACTGCTACGATGGCCCCGGCTACAGTTCAGTCCAAACCCCGGAGCCAAAATGCCCCTGTACGACGTTGAGTGCAAAAGCTGCGCATCTCGCGATACCGTCTTTCGGAAGATTGACGAGCGGGATGTGCTGCCGGCGTGCGGGTGCGGCGGGGAGTTTGCGCGGATTATCTCCGCGCCGATGCTGGCCTCGGTGCAGATCGACCCCTTCATTTCCCCCGGGACCGGTGAGGTCATCACCTCGAAAACCCAATACCGCGAAGACCTGAAACGCTCCGGGGCAATCCCCTGGGAGCCGGGTCTGAAAGAGCAAATCGCCCGGAACAAACAACACGCGCAGGATAAAGCCTTCGCCCCCATCGCCGCGAAAGTTGACGAATATGTCTCAGCCGCGGTTTCCCTTGGCCGATTGGAGACCTAATCATGAACGAAGAAAACGATACCTCGCTGGATGGAATGGACACCGCGGCTTACGCTGCGGAGATTGCCGGCGACCTGGGATTTGGCGCTGACTCTGGGGAAAAAGCCCCCGTAGACGAGCCCGCCGATCCTGATCCCGCCGCCTCCCCGCAAAATGCTGCCGACGGCCCGTCCCCCGGAACTGCCGCCTTCGACGCCATGCCAAAAGCGTGGAAGAAGGAAATGGAAGCCCATTGGGCTCGCCTGGACCCCGAAGTCCGGAAATACGTCAACTCCCGGGAAGCCGATGTCTCCCGCGGGATTCAAATGTACCAACAAGGCCATTCCGCGTGGAATCGCCTGTTCTCCCCCTACCAGCAGATTTTCGCTGCGCACCCGAATATCGACCCGGTTCAACTCCTCCAAGGAGTAATGAACCAGCATATCCAAATGGCTCAGGGCACCCCCGAGCAAAAGCGGAACCTCGCCGCCCAAATGCTGAAAAGCTACGGGCTGGAGTTTCCCACCCAAGCGCCCCAGGTTGACCCGGGGGACATTACCCAGCATCCGCAGTTCCAAGCGATGCAAAAGCGCGTTGACCAGATGGAGTCGATTTGGGCCTCCGCCCAGAACGCCGCCCAGCAGCAGGCTTATACCAAGAGCCTGTCCGAGGTCGAGGCTTTCGGTTCTGACCCGAAGAACCCCCATTGGAATGATGTAGTCGAGGACGTGCTCCTCCTACTGAAGAAAGGCGCGGCGAGCACCCTCCCGGAAGCCTATGATATCGCCTGCTTGCGGAATCCTGCTGTCAAGGCGAAAATCCTTGCGGCGGCGAACACCCCAGCTCCGACTCCGAAAGCGGCCTCTTTCCCCAACATCAACGGCTCCGTTACGACTCCCCGAGCGCGCAAGCTCTCGATGGACGAAACGATCAACGGCGTCATCGCGAAACACTATTCTTCTCATTAAGGACTGAGCTAAAATGGCTTCTCCCAACACCGTCTTCACGGAAATCGTCGCAACGACTTTCCGTAACCATTCGAGCGAAATCTCGGATAACTTCACCAAGCACAATGCTCTCTACCGGAAGCTCGCCAAGGGCGGGAAGGTTCGGAAGGAATCCGGCGGCTACTCGATTGTGCAGCCCCTGGAATACGCCGCGAACGGGACCTATCAGCGTTACAGCGGTTTCGACGTGTTGAATGTCGCCCAGAGCGATGTTTTCTCCGCGGCGGAATTCAACTGGCGCCAGATTGCCCTGAATGTGGTCAGTTCGGGCTATGAACTCCGGGTCAACGCCGGCCCGCAGCGGATCGCTAATTTGGCGAAAACTCGCATCCGGAACGCCATCAACACTTTCGCGAATAACTTCTCCGCGGATATGTACGGGGATGGCACCCTCCCGAACCAAATCGACGGCCTGCAGAAGTTGGTCGCTGACGCGGGCACGGGCACGGTCGGGGGCATTAATTCCTCGACCTGGGGCTTCTGGCAAAACACGGTGCAGTCGGCCGCGGCTCCGTTGCAAGGTGGCGGCGCAATCACCCCGTCGGGCACTGCGGGCATCATGGAATCCCTGATGATCCCCCTGCAGATGCGCCTGACCCGGGGCAATGACAAGCCTGATATGTGGGTCGCGTCGGATGACTATTTCACCTTCTACGAAACCGGCCTGGTCAGCCAAAAACGTTACGTCGACGAAAACGAAGCGAATGGCGGGTTCATGTCCCTGCAGTTCAAGGGCGTGCCGGTGTTCTTCGACGGTGTTTCGGGGATGCCCGCGGCCCATATGTACGCGCTGAATACGAACTACATCGAACTCGTGGTTCATTCGGAAGCGAACCTGACCGTCATGTCGGAAGCCAAGCCCTACAACCAAGATGCGGTTGTCGTGCCGGTTATCTGGATGGGCAATATGGTGGTTTCGAACCGCTCCCTGCAGGGTGTGTTGAAGGCTTAATCCCCTTCCCCTCATCAACCTCTTTCAAAGGAAAAATCATGCGTCTCGCACCTATCAATGGGCTGGTCGGCAGTGCGCTCGACTTCAGCACTTCTGACGAATACTCCACCACTGGCGGTGGTACGTCGGGTTATACCGGGATTGCCCCGGGAACCATGATCCAAGCGGCTCCGACCGACGGGGTTATCACCACCGCAAGTGTCCCGAACTGGGGCGTTTGCGAACTGGTCTACGCTCTGAACACCAGCGCGACGACTTTCCTCCCTGGAAAGGTTGTCACCATGGACAAGAATTTCGCTATCGCGGAAGTCGCGTCTACTGCTGGCATGGGCAAGCCGGTTTGGGTCACCCTGACGAACTTCTCGGCGGGGAACACCACCGCGCAGGGCGGCTGGGTTATCCGTAGCGGTATCTGCCCGGTGACCTTCTCCGTCGCGGCGACTACCGGCGCGGTGTATATTGGCACTGCGGGGAATGCTACGCCGACCCTGGCTGCGGGAAAGCAGATCCTGAATGCCACGACCCTGATCGCGGCTTCGGGCTCCTTCACCCGTGCGGTTACCACCTACACCGGCAAGAGCTTCGTGTTGACTGGAACCAATGCGGGCATGTTCGTGGGGCAAGCGATTTCCGGCTCGGGCATCCCCGCTTCCTCGGTTATCTCCTCGATCGACCCGGGCGGCACGGGGGTGTATATCGGCTCGGCCGTGGGCACCCTGGTGACTGCCACCGCCAGCGCCACCGTGACGGGTACCTTCACCCACACGGGTTACGGCATCGTCCAAATCGACCGCCCGATTGCCCAAGGCAATATCACCTAATCGGGCTTCGGGGAAAGAGTTGCGGCTGCCCGCCGCAGTCTCCCGGTGAGGGCAGACGACAAAACGGCTCTTTCCCCATTTTTCTGGAGATTCTAAATGGTAGTAGATAACGAAAAGCCGCCATACATCACGTTTGAGACGCGCTCGGTTGAAGACCGCTCGGCAAGTATTGCCGCGGGGCATTATGTCGCGAAGGATGTGATCTACGCGGTTGTGACTCGCCCCGGTTCGAGGGATTCCTTCGATGCGGAAGCGGAAAACTACGGGAAAAACCTCTTTCGTCAGGCGAACGGGGGGATTGTCCCGATGGCTTGGTCCGAAGCCTACAACCGGGCTCTTGAAGCCTTCAAGAAGAACGAAACTCTCCCGGAAACCGGGACTCCGATTAAGGGCTGGCAGCTCCTACCCCCGGCTGCCCAGCAGCAAGTAATCCGCGCGGGTTTCCGCACGGTCGAAGACCTCGCCGCAGGCGGGGAAGCCGAAATCCAAGCAATCGGCATGGGAGCTATCTCCTGGCGGGAAAAAGCCCGGACTTGGCTCGCTGAAGCGAAGACCCTCGGGGTGACCGCGGAAAAGATGGCTGACCTCACCCAGAAGGTGGCTGACCTCACTGCGCTGACGCAGCGCCTCCTCGACGAAAACAAAGCTCTCAAGGACGCTTCCGAGCCGAAAAAGCTCGCAACTCTCAAATAAGGAAGAGGCATGGGCACCCGAACAGTTCTCGAACTCGTACAGGAATTCTGCGGACTGCGCGGGTTGCCCGTGCCCTCTGCTTTGATGGGGGCGACGACTGCTTCCGTCGTGCAGTATCGGGCGCTTTTGAATGAGACCCTGAGGGAAGCGATTGCCTACGAATGGCCCGAAGTAAAGATTCAAACAACTTTCACCAGTGTGGCGACGGCAAATCAGGGGGAGCTGGAAACCCTCTTTCCCGGCTTCGTTGGTTTGGTGAAAGACTCCATGTGGATGTCCCCCCAGGTGATCCCAATCCGCGGGCCTCTCACAGACAGCTCCTGGGCCGCCCTCACCGCGTTGGGGATTGCTGGGCCTCCGTATTCCTTCTGGCTGTCGGGGGGTTCGATTTATTTCACTCCAACGCCTCCCGCGGGGAACACCGTAACTGCGGTCTACACCACGGAATATAAATACCTCAACGGCGCTACCCCGAAAAGAGAGCTTACGGAGGACTCCGATATCTGCATCGTCCCCGACCGGGTCATCCTCGCGGGGTTGCAAGCCTTCTGGGCGAAAGCGAAGGGGCTTTCTGATTGGGAAAAAGACCTCGCCCGATTCCAATCCGCAGTTTCGCAGACCCTATCGTCCTCTCTTCCCACTTTCAACCTCGGGGATTCCAACATGAAAACTGGCCCTCGGATCTTCATCCCGCCGGGTTCCTGGCTGACTTGATATGGGAACCTCCCGAATTGCCCGCCTGCCGCCTCCGATTGGGGGCTTTACCACATCCCAGGCTTTCATGCAGATGAAGCCCCTGAATGCGGTAATGTTGCAGAATTTCTATCCGTACCCCGATCGCCTCCAACAGCGAGAAGGGTATTCCGAGCATGTGACGGATTTCACAGATACCCCCTATCGCCTTTGGAACTACAGCACCGGGGCGGGCGTGGATAAGCTCTTCGCAACGACTGACGCGGGGGTTTACGACGTGACCTCCGCCGGGGCGATGCCCTCCCCCGCGATTGCCCTGACGAATGGGAAGACTTCCGCGGTGAACATCTCCACGGGGGCGGCTTTTTACTTTATCTCCGTCAATGGGACGGATGATTTGGTGAAGTATGACGGCTCGACTTGGAGTTCTGTTGCGACCTTCGGAACCCAAGCGACGGATGAGCTTTCCTACGTCGAAGTCTATCGGCAGAGGCTTTTCTTCGCCATCAAAAACACCCTGAGCCTATCATATCTCCCGATTAACTCCATCTCCGGCACCGCCACGACGTATCCCCTCGGAGCGATTTTCCGCCAAGGGGGTTCGATCATCGCGCTGGGGACTTGGACGCTCGACGGGGGAAATGGCCCGGAGGACCAACTCGCCGTGGTTAGTTCGAAGGGGGAGATTGCGGTGTTTGCCGGCTCCGATCCGGGGAATGCGGCTTCTTGGGGCCTACGAGGGGTGTATTTCATTGGAAAGCCTCTCGGGGAGCGCCCGCTGTCGAAGTACGGCGGGGATCTTCTGTTTTTGAGCGAGAATGGGCTCTATCCGCTATCCAGCGCGGTGCAGTCCAGCTCCATCGACCGCTCCCGCTCGGTTACGGAAAACATCCGCCAATATTTCAACGACAACGCCCGGGATTATGTTAGCTTCGAGGGCTGGCAGGTTTTCGCCATGCCCGATATCCCTCTTCTTTTGGTGAATATCCCCTCCGAGCCGAATCGCACGCAGGTGATTATGCATGCCCAGACAGGTGCCTGGGGGACGCTCTTTGGTTGGAACGCCTATTCCTTCGCGCGGGTGGGTTCGAGTGTGTATTTCTCGGTTGCGGATGCGGTCTATAAGGTTGGAGGAGTCTCCGATAACGGGGCGAATATCACCTCGACTTTCATCCAGTCGCATACGGATTTCGGCTACCCCCTGGCGAAGCAAGTAACAGACATCAAACCCTTCTTCATCACGGAGGGGAATTTCACCTACACGATGGGCGTGACGAACGACTTTAACGAGATCGCCTCGACGACCTCGATTGCGAAGACTGACCTTGCCGCGTCATCTC